TCAGGGTTTCAGGGGTGCGGCGGGCGCTGCGTCAGCCCCCTGCCCGCCCGCTGCGTCCACGTTGCGGATCTCGATGCCACCGCCATCGGTCCGGCGCAGCTGCACCGCTTCGGGCTGGGTCACGCCTTCAGCCGGCGCCGCCGGCTGCATCTCCATCGCCTCACCGACAGTAGGTGCGGGAACATGCTGCGCATCGGCATCGCGCTGCACGGTCTGCGCTGGGTCGCCCGGCGGGCTGCAGGCAGCGAGCGCCACCAGCGCGAGCGGAACCATCGCCCATGAAACGCGTCGGTTGATATCGGCCATCAGATTCTCCTTCATGCATGCGCCATCAGCGCGGAAGAACCATTGGGTGCGATGCAGGACACGAAGCGGTGAGAAGCAGCGCACAGCATTGAAAACACTGATGACGCGTATGACCCCGGTTTCATCACCGCTTCAGTAGCGACTTGGCGCACTCAGCCAGGCCACAGGCAAGAAAAAAGCCACTTGGCTGACCAAGTGGCTTTCGTCTGGTGGGCTGTCAAGGATTCGAACCTTGGACCTATTGATTAAGAGTCAACTGCTCTACCAACTGAGCTAACAGCCCGAAATCGGGGCGCGAATTATGACCCGATCCGCTCGGTGGGTGCAAGCACTTTTTTCAACATCGTTGAAACCAGCGCTGCGGTCCCGCTGCCGCTGCAGCGGCCCCGCCAGGCGGAGCGCTTCAGCGCGTGATCCATCGAAATGATGGGGTCACACTTATAAGAAAAAAGCCACCTGGCGTACCAGGTGGCTTCCGTCTTGGTGGGCCGTCAAGGATTCGAACCTTGGACCTATTGATTAAGAGTCAACTGCTCTACCAACTGAGCTAACGGCCCGTGAAACTCAGACGCACATTGTAGCGTGCGTTCTGTTTATTGCAATACCGTTTCGGCAGCGCCGATGCGGTTGAATCAGTGGGGTGGCTGAGGGGATTCGAACCCCCGACCACCGGAATCACAATCCGGTACTCTAACCAACTGAGCTACAGCCACCACTGAAACTTTCGCCCCACCGCCGCTACTGCCGACGCGGGAGCTTCAAACCTTTGCCTGGAGACTGTCACCGAAGTTCCGGTCCGCCGAAGCGAGTCCGATATTCTGGTGGAGTCTTTACGCTTTTGCAAGCACTTCTTCACATCCGTCGATGCGATCCCAGTGCCTCGCCAATGGCGCGCCCGACAGGAATCGAACCTGTAACCGCCGGCTTAGAAGGCTGGCGGACTGTGCATTGTAGTCAACAACTTAGATTGAGTTCAATTCAGGAGGCCATCGGGAAAGCGCCTAGTCCCGCAAGGGGCAGACGTGGTGTATTCGGGAACCTCCCCCGTCACCAGCCGCGTAGATCGCGAAGCCCTGCCCTCACCCATGCCTTGCTGCGGATGTCCCTCGCTCGGGGCTTCGTCTCTGCCGGCGGCTTGCGCGGTTCGAGTGCTGCCTTGATCCGTTCGACCTCCTTCGCTCCGGCCTCGGCCAGGCGTCGAGCCTGTTGCTGCTGCTCGCGGGTCGGCGGCAAACCGGGCAGTGGCGGGGGCAACTGGATCGGCGTGCTGTCGGTCAGCCGGGCGACGGCCTCACGCAGAGGCAGCTCGGGATACAGACGTGCTGCGCACCAGCGCTCAGCGTAGCGCTTCGCCTGTCGGACGCTGGCGGCGCGCACTTCCTTCACCTGCCACATCTTCTGGCCTTCCATCCATAGCCTGACTCCGGGACCGTCATCAGGCGTGACGCTGGCCGTCTCGCGGCCGTTGTACCAGAGCGCCCAGCGCTCACCGGTCTGGACCCAACCAGAGGGGATCGGGGTGGTGCGGAAACGTTGATAGCCGTGCGAGGGAAGCATGGCCGGAAGGATAAGACCGGCGGTCGCAGATCCTGCGAACGCGCCAACGACCTGCCTGAATCGTTCGGGCAGAGTCGAGCCATAGTCGACCCTGTGCCGGCGCGGCGCTGCTCACGCGCCCCCGGGTTGAGCTGCCTGCGGCCCCGGATCCGGCACAGTCAGAATGCCTAGACCGGCGGACGCACGGTATCGGGCGACCACCCGCTGACGTTCGGGTTCTCCCTACGCCGCCAACCGATGCTCATAGAACGGGTGCCGCTTGTCGTCAAAGATCCGGTACAGCGCGGCTAGGTCTTCCGGGTCAGGGTTGAGCCAGGCCTCCACGTGCTCGGGCTTGATGTTGATGATGGTCCGGTCGTGGCCGGCGGCGGCCACCTCCGGCTCCGGATCGTCGGTGATGGCGGCGAACGACAGCAGATCAGGCTCCTTGCCGGCGGGATCCTTCCAGTGCGACCAAAGGCACGCCACCAGCATCGGCTCGCCCGTGCGCGGGGTGAACTGCACCACCTGGTTCTTGCCGTCCGGGCCCTCGACGTTCTCGTAGAAGGTGTCGACCACCATCACGCCGTGGCTGTGTCCGAACGCCGGCGCCCAGAATTTCTCCAGGCTGTCGCGACGGGCGTTGTAGGTGCCGGGGTAGCGCTGGTCGTAATTGGCCGGCTTCCCCGCCAGGCGGCACTGGTAGCGCATCGGCTTTATGACAAGCCTCCCGCCCTCGGCGACGATCACCGGGGCATAGACGCCGGGGAAGATGCGGCCGTCCCGGTCCTTCGGCTCAACGCGCTGCAGGTCCGCCAGTCGCGCCTTGGCCCGTTCGATTTTGTTGCCGGCAATCCGCACATCCTCCCGGGCCTTCTTTGTCTCCTTCAACTGCAGCGCTCGCTCAGCATCGGCCAGCCGCTTACGGTTGGCGAACAGCTCCTGCTCTAGGAGGGTGGCCTCGGCCCTGTTCCATTGCTCGATCTCGGCCCACACCACCAGCTCCGCCGGGCTCGCGCCGGCCCGGAAGGCGTCATCCATGGCTTTCGGGGTCTTCGGCCGCTTCTTGCCCGGGTCATGAGCGTAGAGCGCGGCGAACTCCTGAAGCGATAGCGTGGCCCCGGTCATCCTGACCAGCTTCTGGTAGGCGGCGGTGATCTGGGCGGAATAGCACATACGCTTCTCCTGCAAGAACTACTTAGAATGCGGCCCCATGGACCTGCCCGAACTGCAGAGTACAAAACACCACAGGGGACCGTAGTGAAAGGACCAAAAGGCGGATTCGCGAGAGAGATTGCCATAGCAGGCGCTGGCGGATTGGTGACGACCGCTTGCACTACTGCCATCGTCTGGCTCAGCCCTCGCGCGCAGGAGTTCCTGACACGCCCCTCCCTATTTCTGATCTGGGAAGTGTTCGGGTCCATGATAGTAATGCTGATCCTCGGGACCATTCTCGGCCTCTTGATTGGCTATCACAGGGGGCAAGTGAGCGTAGAGCGAGATGCACCAAAGTCAGCCCCTCCAGCCAAGGCAGCAGCGACGGTCCCCACATCGTTTGAGCCGACACCGCTACAGGTACTCTGCATCCGGGCGCTGCGCATTGCCGACAACAAATACCAATCGGTGGCAATGATCTCAGCCTTGTTGGCCAGGATGGGACAAGCCACACCCCTTTCGGACATTGAGCAGTCTCTGGAGGGCCTGATCGATCAATCCTGGGTATCGAACATCGCCAACCCGTCGAAGGGGGTCTGGGAGTACAGACTGATTGGCGAAGGAACTGCATACGCACGTGATAGAGGATTTCCTGTCTCTGGCATGTGACATCAAGGTCGAGCAGCGCCGGCCCGAAGTCGGCCGGCGCGCGTGGCTGCTGCTATAGCAAACGGGCCTGGCTGTCGTCCCAGCTCTTGATGATCAGCTCCCCGAACTTCTTTCCTCTCCCTTGCCCGCCGCCAATCGTGTAATCCAGTTGCAGCGGCACCAAGTCGAAGCCGGCGAACACCTCTCGGATCTGCGGGTGATCATTGATAGAGACCACAAATCGCCCAGCCGAGGTGCGCATCAGTTCGGCCATGGCTTCGTATTCCGCGAAGGGAAACTCGACGCCATAACCCTCGGTTTCCCAGTAAGGAGGATCGAGGTAGAACAGCGTCCCCTGCCGATCGTAGCGCCGCACGCACTCCTGCCACGGGAGGCACTCGATCACGGTGTTCGACAGACGCAGATGCACCGCGCTCAGCTCTTCCTCGATGCGCAGGAGGTTCAGCCGCGGACCTCCAGCCGTGACCACACCGAACGATTGACCCTGCACCTTCCCTCCAAAGGCCAGCTTCTGCAGGTAGTAGAAGCGCGCAGCACGCTGAATGTCGGTCAACGTCTCCGGCCGCTCCATCTGCGCCCACTCGAACATCTGCCGCGATACCAGAGACCAGCGGAACATGCGTACGAACTCGTCCAGGTGATGCCGCACGCAGCGGTACAGGGAGACCAGCTCACCGTTGATGTCGTTGAGCACTTCCATCTGGGCTGGATACGGCCGCATCAGCAGTGAGGCGGCGCCACCAGCAAACGCCTCGACGTAGCAATCGTGGATAGGGAAGTGGGGATACAGGTGCTTCAGCAGGCGGCGCTTGCCGCCCGGCCAGGAAATGATGGGCTTGGGCATGGTTTCTCAGTATTTGCGATAGAGGAAGCCGACAATCCCGCCGCTCTCGCGAGGGCGACGGGGCCACGGCCAATGCCAGGTGCTGAGACCACCTGTGTTGCGGCGCTGTCTGGATGCTTGCAGGCATCTGGGCAGCGCCCTGTCTTGCTAGATGGTGACTTCCATCACCGGAAGGTTAGGAGCCGCCTCGACCAAGCGCCCACCACGAACCCAGACGTTGTAGGGGATGGCCTGCTGCAGCTGGCCGAACGCCCGCATCTGTACACCGTCATACGTCGTCAGCGTGCTGGTGCCATCACTGTTGTGTGCTGTGACGGTCGCCAGCAGTCGAGGGTTGCTGCTGACCAGTTCGCCGAATTGATCCCAAAGGTCAGTCCGCATCGCTGTAGTGCCTTTCAAGGGTTACGGTCTGCTCGATCACCACTGCCTGCTGATCGATCACAACATCAACGCGCAGCGACTCGCACTGCCCATGCCATCTCCCCACAGCGCCAACGACCTCCACCAGGTCCAACGGCATGATAGGACCGACCTCACCTGGTCTAAGTGGCTTGGGAAACAGCGGCATGGTGAGATCGACAGCGGCTTGCTCACCGCGATCGCTGAGGATGTTCCGACCGCGCTCGGCGCCGGCAGCAGCAACATTGATCAGCGGGCTGCTGACCTGTTGCGCGAACAGCTGACCTGCCTCGCCGTCCTTGCGCACTTTGCAGGTGATGCCCTTCCCCGGCAGCTCACCGGTGACCACCACCGCATCGTACAGCGGCGCGCTGCGCATCTGGAGGCTCTCAGTAAGGACGATGTCCTCCTGCACAACATGGTCAGGAGGTGATTCCCGCCAATGCCACGGGCTGACTGGATAGCTGGCCCTGACCCGCAACACCGGCTGCGCTGGGTCGGACTGCACCACTGCGCCACTTGCCCCGGCCAGGCCACTGATGGCATCGAGAGGCGTGTTAGCGTCGTAGAACCACGCACCCGCAGGAACAATCCAGTCGACCGTTCCGTACTGGCTTGTGAATCCCGTATCGGCGAGCTCCTCCGCCACCAGCTGCGACACGCTCCGATCATCGCCAGTGACCTTCACCCGAGCTGGCGCGTAAGGCGCAGCGAGAAGCGCAGTGCGCGACCGGCCACTGAGGCGTACCGCCCCATCCGCGAACTCGCGCTGCTTCTGATAGCTCTCCACGATCCCAGTCCAGGCATGGCCGTTGAGCACAACCTCGAACTGGCGCGGGCCCGCCGCTGTGGGTTTCAGGAGATCCAGCTGCGCCGGATCGGCAAGCTCAAAGTCAAACGTCCAACCCCACGCGCTACGGCCCGATTCCAGGGTGATTCTTGTTACTTCGATCGGCATTCGGTCCGGCAGCCGTACGAATGACACGGTGTTGATCACGACATACGTCCTTCGTTGAGGGCGTACCGCGTAGCACGCGACAACGCCGAGATTGAGTGGAACGATCCCGAGCCCACCAACCACAGGGCATCCAAGATTCAGACCGACCACGTTTCCGGCCGGCCAACCAGGCTCGGGATCAGGATCGGGTGGAACTGGAGGCCGCACGATCCACGGAAGTTTGGCTGCACTACCCCAGCGCAACCGCCACGAGCGGGGCAAACGATCGCCACACCCCCAGCTCCCCTGCCATTGGCTTCGCGCTGAGTTGCTTGAAAGCCAACGCGCCTCTGTCGACGCGCTCGCCTGCCCCTGCGAAGACCAGCGCAAAGCGCCGCCCACGCCGAGGATGCCTGGCGTGCCCCATCGGGACAGTAGCGACACGCTCTCAAAGTCCATGGACCGCCACGGCTGGGCATTTGACCTCCGAAGAATGCCCTGCGAAGTCCGCCACCGCAGGGTGCCTCCACGGCTCAACAATGGAGTGAGACCCCACCCCATGGCTGTGGCTCTCCCCTGCAGGCGCGGCGCGCCACGCCAGCCGGAAGAAGTCACAATCGATGCACTACCCGCGCCTCCCCAACCAACCAGAATCATGGCTGCGTGCGGGCAAGCTACCGACCATGAGAGCGAGGAACTCGTCCGAAGGTAGGCGCGCTCGGGTTCCGGCGGCTCCTCCGTCCACCAGTCGACGCCAAGGTTTAGGCCGACCAGGGCACCGCCCGCCGCAGCGGGCGGCCCGAGATTCAGTACCGTCCTGTTGCCCAACTGGTTCATGAGCTACTCGCGCACTGCTGGAGCAATCCAATCCTGAATGGCCGCGTTCTGCAGTCCGCGATCGTCGAAACCGATCACGGTGAACCGGGTGGCAGGGTTGAGGCGATCAACTCTCCAGGTGCCGTCTTCCTTACTCATTGTTGAGGCAACACAGATACCGCTACCGCGCTCCAGCACCATAACGCGACCTCGAGCAGGCTGATTCAGAATGCGGAAGCGTCCATCCGGCTCGGAAGGATCGTTGGTCTTGGGAGCTTCACCAGCCAGATAGCCTGGGCCGGCCCAGTACTGTCCCGACGAACTGTAGGCCCCATAGCGCGCTGCGGTTTTCTGCGGAGTCCAGGTCACCACAGACCATCTGAAGCCAAAGCGGGCTGCTGTGATCGCCACGACTACCCCCAGGAATTGGTGATGTCGATAAGGATCTGGCCGGTCCAGGTATCGGCAAATCCAGCCATGTTGTCAGCAGTCACATTCTTGGCGAGCAATCTCGTGCCAAGCGGCAGTCCATCAACATCCGAAACGATCGTCTGTTCGGGGAAGGGGCGCCGATGTATCGGCGCATACACGCCGGGAAGGTAACCGCGAGGCGTGAACGGCCCCTCAAGCAGATCAATACTTCCATACAGCAACCCGCCGTTACCGACATACGGGTAGTTGGGGAAGGTCGACTGCGACCCCACTGTCAAATTGGAAGTAACAGCTGGCGCAGACAGGAACAATCGCACAGAGCCAGGAGCCCCCGAATGCGAGCGCCCGACAAACGCGCAGGTTTCGCTATCCACAGTTGCGCTCATGTTCCAAGGCCGGGCCTTGAATCCATACCCGATGTTGTTGCTGCCCTCGGCGTCACTTCCCTTGTAGGAAATAACAAAACTGTGTCGATCGCCGGGACGAATCGAGTTCATATCACCGGCGTAGTGCCCGTGCGTTCCCTGGGTGCCCTGGGATCCGAATGCGCCGGAGGTATCGATGAACAAGTAGAAAAAGCGCTCATTGCCTACCGCGATCCAGTGTCGTGCAGCACCACTGGCCACGTTTGACTTCTCCCACATGGAGCCAATCGACTTCAGCGAGTCAGACGGGGTCGCATCCGATCCTGCATTGAGATCGCTCATGCTGGAGTAGCCGCGCAGCAGTGCCGACCGTGCGGCAGTGTCGTCGACCCGCAGGAAATAGCCGGTCCCGGACAGGGGCGAGTTGCGATATGCCCGAACGTTCACTCCCCCAAATTCCTTGGTCCAGCCTAGACCATTCACCCTGCCCGCTCCGACGCCATACCCATCCACCAGCAGCGCGTCCAGTAGCGCGATCAGGGCCCCCGGCGCGCCAGACAGAAGGGGCGCGCCCGGATCAGTGCTTCGATAAACCGATGGAACCAGACTCATGCTTGAACTCCTGCGACGTTGCCAATGACTTGAAAGCGAGTTGAATCAACGCCCCCTTCCGGTGCGCCCGGGAGGGTGGTCCGCACCATCCAGATCGGGGCCAGGCCACCGACCGTGTTGAAGCGAACCACATTGTTGGTAGACCACCCGGAGCCCCAGCCTGCTCGCGGAATCGTGAAGTAGGGACGCCCCGTGCGCGGATTGACAGGTGCGCAATCGGCGGTGACCGCCCCTGCCGTGATGGTGCCGACCGTCTCCCCCATCACTTCGAACGTCGTGGAGCTGTTGAAGCGAATCGCCCACCGTTCGGTTATGGCATCCGCATTGGTCACCACCAGCGGATAGTCGGTGTCATTGAACGTGCCAGGTGCGGCGCTGCCGATCAGCAGGTCGCTCCACACACCAGTCCAGGCTGCCTGGTCGAACAGGTTCACCGTGCGTGCCTGCAGGTCGAGTGACCCGTTGGCCTCGCCAAGCCGTAGCGCAGCACTGATCATCGCCTCCCCTGCAGGGAAGTCATGCGTAAGCCCGCTATTGATCTCGATCTCCCCCGTGATCTGAGGCTGCACCACGAGCCGGCGGTCCTCGACCCGCTCGCTGATCACGATGGGCAGGGTATAGGCAGCAAGGTTTAGCGGGTCGCTGAAGGTCAGCCGACCCAACGCGGGATCCACTGCATACCAAGCACTGTCGACCGGAGCCCCCTTGGAGTCCCTGACCTCGACACCGGCGATTCGCGTGCGGCCGAAAGGCACGACCTGGCCCGCCTGCGGCGACGTGACGCTGTGCTTGGCGGTGTGATGAATCAGCACCGTTTGGCCGGGCTTGAATGCCGGCACACGTCCATCACTGGGCAAGCGGACCGACGACAGGCCGATTACCACTTCGGAGAGCGGAATGGACCGGTAAACCACCGCTCCCATGTAGATTGAGCCAGCTAGCACTAGAGCCGGGCGCCAGACCTGATCGCCTTCCACTTGGCCGGGATCGAACCACGGTTGGCCTTCATTACCGGCGACCGGCACCAGCTGCCCGAACTTCACCTTCGCAACGCCGCTTTCCCAATCCACGTGGCCCCGGATCTGGGCGCTGGTGATGTCACCGTTGATGTCAGCTGTCGCCGTCAGCAGCTCGCCGTCCAGTCTGTTGGCACGCAGCGTGAACATACCCGGACGAAGTGGTGAGCCTGGCGCGCGGAAGAAGGAGTACGCCACGCCCGGGTCAGCGATCCGGGTCAGCAGCGAAAGCACCTGTACGGTGTTGCCGCCACCAGGCTGCCACTGAGTGAGGTTCACGATACCCGACGTATAGTCCACAGTGCCGGCGTAGACACCGGCACCAGTCTGTGGGTCGATGCTGTGGTACAGCCCACCGCTCCGATCGATGTAGGTCCTGCCACGGAAGCCAAAGCGCACGCTGCCGGGCACAACACTGTCGCTGATAGTAGGTGTCAGCTGCAGCTGCATGGCGGGCAGCGGCAACGATTCCTGCGCCTGCTGCGAACTCTCCCCTGCAAGCAGCCACGCCGCAGACATGATCGTGCCTGCCGAGAACTGTGAAAGCACGTCCAGTCGGCCGTACCCTACAACTCTGAGCCTCCCGGACCTGTTCTCGTACTGCGGATAGGAAACCTGGCGCACCATGAACTTTCCGGCCTGCACAGACACCGCGCCGGTGCTGTAGTTCACGGACCCGAGCACCGTCGTGGATGCGGTGTCGCCCACTGACACGGCCACGATGTTGCCGTTCCCATCGTCCTTGGCAACAACGCGCATCGGCTGAGGCGCAGAGGTCAGGTCGTCCCGATCACGGGTAACGCTGACCAACCAATCGAGAAGAACGGAGCCGGCGCGCACCGGCCCCTGCGGCAAGGTGAAGGAGACGATGCCTGACGCGTCCGGTACCGGCTGCGGAGCAGCATGCAGCGGCTGCCCCCAATCGTAGGTGATTGCCAGGCGACTGTCCGCATCAGGCAGGGTGCCAGGCCGCAGCGATACCTCACCCGTTGAGTACGCGATTGACCCGCGCACCTGACCGCCGATCAGCATGCCGCCCACCCCATTGTCGGTGACCGCGACATCTGCACCACCGATCCGTAAGGTCATGCTGACGGTGCCCGGGACAGCCGAGCCCTCGCCCAGAACGAAGTGCAATGCCGGCGGCTGGATGGCCGCATCCCCCACACGGGATTCAGCGATCACAGGCGTGCCCCACGCGGCGATGATGCTGCTTTTCAGATCGGGCAATGCACCGGCGGTGAGCACGATGGACCCAGTCGAATAATTGACCGTGCCACTACCCTGCCCCGGCTTGCCAACAAGCTGCCCCCGTCCATTGTCCGTCAGGCGTATCCAGCGACCGAGTGCACGGTAGTCGACGATTACCGTTCCAGGTGCGGGCAATGGCGTCGCTTGGATCAGCCACACCATGCCCTGATTGTTCTGCGTCACCGCGATCTCATCGGTAAAGCCCTGCATGGGGATCGCGCCGGCCGGGGTTGCCGTGACACTGATAGAGGTGGCGCTCGCACCAGAAGCATGGGTGACGGAGATCACCCCCGCCTGATAGTCGACCGTTCCACCCCAGGGCGTGACCGCCACCGAGGTCAACGATCCGGAACCATCGTCGGCCAGCTCCACGCTCCCGGCGACCACCTTCACGCTGCCGACGGCCATTCCTGTGCCGAGGTAGCGGGTGACCGGTACGCCTGCCTGGAAGCTGGACGCGAAGTTGAGCGCCAGGCTTCCCGCCGCGCCGGAAGGTACGAAACTCATCATGCCCAGACCGGCAAGCACGTCGCTCACTGGGGTTTCAGCGGTAGACGTGGGTACGATTGGAACGTACGGGGTATCCACCAGCACGGAGAGATCGCCAGGCTTGCCGGCAGCAGTAAGGCGCTTCACGCTGTGATAGCTGTTGGCGTCCACCACGTTCGTCTCGTAGACACGGGTGGCCGGCTTGCTCGCGGTGTAGCGGACGACTTCCTGACCGTAGAAATTCCGCAGCAGGGCATTGACCAGTTCAATGACAAGAACATCCCGCTCGAAAGCACCCTGATCGTCTGTGAAGGTTCGGGTCGTGCGCGAGAGCACCGACTTCACCCGCACGTACTGCTCGCCCTCATCATGCCCCGAGCTGGCGGGCGTCAACAGCGACAGGTTGTCATTGATGTCAGGGCTTGGCGCATCTGCGGTCGTGTACACCAGCAGCGTCATCTGGCCGATGAAGTGGTTCCCCATCAGAATGAATCTCGACTCGGTTCCACGGGTGATGTAGCTCTCAACCCTGTTCTTGGCGTCCAGGCGCACATCACTGTAGGACCCCGTTGCAAACATGCTCACCGTCACCTTCGGGTCAGACGGCGGCTCAATGAGGACGCCAATAGCATCTTTCAGCACATCAACGTTCGACGTGTCCACGTGCACGAACATCTTGCGCAGCGTGGCACGGCCGGTAGTCCGCTCCTCATCACCGATGTCAGGGAAAAGATTGTTCATAGCGCCGTCCTGGACTTCTGCCTGGATCATCCGGCCACCACCATCCGGATTGTCTGTGAGGCGCTGCGACTGGCGAAGCTTGATGTCGGTTGCGGAAATGGGCATTAGTTACACCGTCATGAGGCGAAGAGTGATTGAGAAAAGGTCCGAATCCAGCGCGGGAACAGCGAAGCGAGTGGGCTCGACCTCGATAGCTGGCCCGTCGACACGACGCCACCGAACCTGGAAAGTGCGATCGCCGCCGTTATGGGCAGGCATGACCAACTCCAGAGGCGACAGGCGCGCCTCGCTCTCACTGGCCTGAAGTGCGCGGACGATGGGCAAGGCAACCACACCGACGTACGCAGTGCCGTCGCGGGTTGTCTGCAGCGTGATGGGGCGACCGGCCTGCCGCGCGGACTCCTGCACGATCATTGCCCCATTGAGGCTGTTTCGAACCTGCTGCCCCACCCTCCATGCTGTGAACTCATCGGTCCACTGGAGATCGGCCGGCAGCTCAATCCCGGCGAGCAGAATGCGGGTCATCAGCGACGCCCCCTGACCGAAACCGAGCGGCTCTTCTGGACAGCAGTCAGCACCATCGGCGTCACCAGGTTCGCGATCCTCTGGGCCTGCTGGAGCTCTTGGGCGGTCGCCCCGGCCACCACTTCCTTGCTGGGCACTTTCCAGTCGATGATCAGCACTTGTTCCTTGTCGGCGCCTGCCTGTATCCGCCCCGCATCGAGCTTCGCCTGAGCATCTGCCTCGGCCTGAGCGGCCCTGCGCCGCTCCTTCATCGCATCGGCGGCCGCACGATCCTGCTCGGCGCGCTTTCTTTGCACCTGGGCTTCCAGCGCCGCGACCTCGGCAACCTCCTGTTTGCCGAGGAAGTCGTACTGATACTCCAATCGGCTCTTTGCGGAGGAGGCAAACTCGTCCTCGGTCTCCGCCAATCCCTGAAGCTCTTTCTTGTACTCCGCCAGCTGCTTGCGCTGGGCGGTGACCCTATTTAGAGCATTCGCGAACTGTTGAAGCGGATTCGGACCACTTAGATTGCGCATCGCCTTGAGCGCTGCATCGGACACCTCGCCGATGCTGAACGCCATGCTCTGGGCCGCCTTCCCAGCGCTGCCCATCTGCTGTCCAGACTTCTCCGCTCGATTGCCGAGGTTTTCCATCTGATTACCAGCTTGGGACGTTTCCTGAGCCAACTGCCCCACGGCCTGCTTACCTTCCTGCGCGCCGGCTTGGACCTGCTGCATTGCAGATTTTCCGCTTCCGCCCATCTCCTTCAGGTGCTGCCCGGTCTGAAGAATCTTCCCCTGCACCTCGAGCTGTGACTCCACCTGGCCCCGGCGCCAGCTATCACTATCGGCCACCGCTGCGCGAGCAGTGCTCGCATAGGCCTCGAATGCACGGCGGACATCCTCAATGCTGGCCTTGCCCTGCGAAGCGCCCCGTTGGATCGCCTCAAACGCTGCCTTCGCAGAGTCACGGGCATTGTTCAAGGATTCTTGCGACTGGATGCCGAGCCGGGCGAACTCATCGGCCAGAGGATTCACCGATGCCTGGATGTCACGAATTCGGGCGTTGAGTGCCGCTGCAGAACGCGCCGCCGCGTCGAACCCGATCTTGCCCTGTGTTCCCGCTGCTTCGAGCAGGGCGCCCAAGGCCCTCGCCTCGTCCAGCGTGGCGACCTTCCCGAGGGCTGCCTTGAACGCCTCTTCGATCTGAACGCCAGTGGCAACAGCGCTCTCGGTTACGGCACCGAACGCGGCGATCGCGTCCCGGCCGGCTCCGGTGAACTGCACACCCAACCTGGACGCGGAGACGCCCAGCTTCTCCATCGCGGCAAGCAACGTCGTCTGCAGGACTGCGGCTGCATTGGCAGCACTTTGAGGCAGGGCGTCAAATGCCGCCTGGGATGCAGCCTGAAACCTTGCCAACTCCTCACCGGAGAGCTTCCGCAGTGATTCCAGAAGGCCATCCCGAACATTGCGCTCCGCCGCAGCGCCCTGCGACGCCACATAACCCAGCGCCGTGCCAACGGCGGCCAAACTACCCGTATCAGCAAAATTGAGCCCCGCCATCATCTTGCTGATCGAGTCGGTAGCGAGGCGCGCATTGCTCTGCACGCCCTGAAGCTGCTCGACCACCAGCTGTGCCGCGCCCCCGATACCACTCTTCATGGCATCCGCAGCGATGTTCACTGCCTTGGATAGTCCTGCGTACCCTGTAGACACGGCCAGCAGCTGCTGCGTCACAAGGCCAAGTTCCTGCAGCTGAGCGGCGGTAGCAACGCCCGCCTTCTGCTGCATCAGCAGGAATCCCTCCTGGGCTGTCAGGTACTGCTCAAGCCCTGCCAGGCGCTGTGCATAGGCTTCCCGCTCAGCCTGTCCCATTCGCGCGACTTCCTCAGTGGTTTTAACCACCACGTCGCGGTACTCAATGAACGAGACGGCCTGGCGCCGAAGCTCCAAGGCGGAGTCGCGAACCTGGCTGATGTACGCACGCTGCGCCTCGCCGGCTCGCTTCAGGGCAGGGTCGTGCTGCTTCCAGATGTCTTGGGCAACAGTCTTGAGCACGCCAAGGCCGCCCATCGCGGCCTCCAGCCCCAGCACCGATACCGCGATCGGAACCGCCTTCGGCAGGCCCCTGAGCAACAGCCCAAAGCGCCCGATGCCAGAACTGCCGGCGGCAACTGCAGCGTTGTTTGCCAGCTGCGCGCGCGTGGTCGCAAGCAACGCCGCCCTCCACGCGTTGAGCTGAAGCAGCGCGCCTATGACCTTGAACTGGGCGTAGGCCGCAGCCATGAGGCCAATTACACGCGCATGGTCAGCCACCCACCGCGTAGCCCCCTTGACCGCCTCCGCCATGCCGATAATGGCCTGCGAGGTCTGCTTGGCCCAGCGGGTAAGGCTCCCATCCTGCGCCAGACGATCCAGTGTCGCCAAAAGCGTCGTCAGCTGATCCTTGAAGTAGGCAAGCACGCCCTGGTCCGCGACTTCCTGCTTCCAGTCCTTGAAGCGATCAGTGGCCTCCTTCCAGAGACCCGCGATCGTTCCGACCTTGGCTGCCGCCGCTGCGCCACCGTAGGACTCGGTGAGAAGATCGAGGATGATGGTTTGCGCCTCTGCAACCCGACCGGTTGCCTCGAGGTTCTTGATCAACTCCTTCTGGCTGTCGGACAGGGTGAAGCCTTGCTTGCTAAGACTCTCCATCGCCTTCGATGGCGTCTGCAGTGCCTTGCCTACGATCTCCGCCGACGACTCCAGTGACAAGCCAAGACGTTGGGCCTGGTCAATGGTGATCTGCATCGCGGCGGGGAACTGATCGCCGACGATGTTGGTATAGGACAACATGCGCACCATCGCGCTGTTGACCTGCCCTCCATCGAAAAGGCCGGTCTGCAGTTGCTTACCAAGCTGCAGCAGCTTCTCAGCAGTGAACTCACTGCTACGGCCAGCCGCCTGGATGGCGGCATCGAGCTGGTTGACCTCCTGCTCCGCGTCACTACCTTCCTTGATGATCGACTTGATGCCGTCAACCACTCGGTTCAAGCCGACGAACGCGATCGCGCCGGCGGCAAGGCCCTTCAGCTTACCCAGCCAGCCTGCCGCGCCTTCAGTTGCCCCGGCCAGGTTCGCGCTCCCAGCAGCAGCATCGTCAGCACGCTCACGGTACTCCGCCAGAGCCCTCTGCGCTGCGCGGGTCGTCTCCGCTTGCTTGCGCATCGCGGCGTCGCCTTCCGCGAGTTGCTGCGTGCGACGGCGGTTAGCGGTGGCCTCATCGCTGACTGCTTTTGCCTGCGCGCTCAGCGCCGCAGTGGTACGCGCCGCCTCGGACCGCAGGCGCTGTTGGCTGCCGGCCAGGTCAGCTGTACTGACCCCCAGCGCCGCCAACTCCGAATCTGCCTTGCTAACTTCGGCCCACTGCTCGTTCAGCGCCCTCTTCAGGCGCTCCCCTTCCTTGCGCAGATCGCGCTGTGACGCCAACACCTCGCGCGACGGCTTCTCCATCTCACCGATGCTGAGGCTCAGCTCAAGCGCCGCCCGCTGGTTGGCGTTGAACTCCCGCTCCAGCTCGGCCAACTGGTCCAGCATCGCCTCAAATGCGTCGGCCTTTGCCGCCGCCGAGGTCAAGCCCGTCAGGGAATCGAGCAGCTTAGAAGTCTTTCCCGCCGTCTCGACCGAGACATCACCCAGCTCACCAAATGCCGAGCGCAGGTCATCCACACCTTCGCGCCCCTGGGTTTCAATGACAACCCTGATTGCTTCTTCCAGCCGGTCAGCCATTGCTCTTTCCATTGACGCGCCACTGGCGGCGCAACTCAGTCAGGTACGTGGTGTGAAAGCGCTCGATCAAGCGGCTGCGCGCTGCGAGAGCCCGGCTGTTGCCGTCAGCGCCTGAGAGCATCTCGAAGGGGCTTGGGCCCCGAAGAATCCGAACAGGGCCTCGCCCCGCCCGCTTCTGGGTCGCGCGGTCCCAACTTCGCACTCGAATGGCCCTTCGGCCCTTGATCGTGGCGATGAACGCTCCGTCATAAGTTCTGGACTCGCCGAGACCGATGCTGGCCGTTGCGCCGGCCGATCGCCTGCCAGCCCACCGGCCACCGAATTTGAGAAGCGAGATTTGCCGGGTACTCGCCCAGATCGAAAGGAAGTCATCCCTACCGCGCTTGCCCGTCGAGTAGCCGCGCTCACCGGTCTCCACGCGGTACTTCCCCCTCAGCGCGGCCGCGCGGATGTTGTAGGACCCCCGCACCTCTTGCGTGGTCGCAGGGCCTGCCCGTCGCTGCAGGCCGATGAAGGCCCTTTGCACTGACAGGTCGTAGCGGTTGAGAACGTCGCCAGCAAGATTGGTCAAGCCATGGAGCCCCTTCGCACGGCGCCCGCTGACGAAAAACTTGAGCAGGTTGTTGTTGCGATTGGACGCCATGACACCCTTCCTGGTTCGAATCCGGAGGGCGCCGTACTGGCGCCCTCCTCATGCTGGAGTCAACCCGGCGATCAGCCGGCTGCCAGCGCCGCGATCTTGAAGGTGTACAGGTCGCTCTCGCCGGCCTGGAAGATCACCGGGCCGGTCAGGGTCACCTGGATGGGCTCATCACTGAACCAGTCCACGTCACCGTCCACGGTCAGGTCGACGTTCGGGATAGTCAGCAGACCCTCGTCACCGCTGATGCGGTCCTGCATGTCGCCCAGGATCTGGAAGGATTTGCTCGGCGTGGTGCCGCCGCTGATGGCGGTTTCCAGGTACGCGTCGTACTTGTAGTTCGCCACAACGGTATCGCCCGCTTGCAACTGGCCGCCGAACTTCGGAATCAGCAGGCCGTGCGCCGGATCGAGGGAGTAATCGGTGCCCTTGACCAGGTCGATGGCCCCCTTCTTGAAAGTCGGCTCGGTGTCGGCCAGAAGGAAGTTGTGCGGCAGCTTCACCGGCGTGTCCACGCTACCCACGGTCACGGAAACGTCGGTGGCGATGCCGGCCGCAACCTGGGTGGCCACCAACGTGCCGTACAACATGCGGGCCAGGATGGCCGGCGGCACTTCCAACGCGGTGATCGAAACGCTGGTGACGCCGGGGTTGGAATCCTTGTGGATGATCTGCTGATAGCGCGCATCACGGCGCTTGCTCTTGATCTCCACCGAGTCGCCAGCTTCGTAGCTGAACGTCAACGACGACTGCTCCAGGGGCTGATTGCCGAACTTGTCAGTGGGCTCGGGGATGACGGGAATCCTGGCGCCGTTCGCGCCGTGCTCCCAGAAGCGCAGATCGCCTGCGAATTTACGGACCTTGGGCTGTGCCATGGTGGTGCTTCTCCTACGGGTTGGGGACGGGCTCAAAGGTCTCGGTCAGACCAGCCCGCGCGGTGATCTGAGCGACGACAGCGGAATGCCCTGCGTCGTCTTCCAGGGATGCCATCTGGGTTTCAAGCAGATCGAAACTGGTAATGCCCTTGGGCAGCGTCTTCACGTTGAACGTGAGCGCGCGGATCAAGTCGTGCCTGGCACGGTGCACAAGCAGCCGCGGATTCGCGAGGTTGCTGGTACGCGGGACTTCGAACTCGATGGTGATCGCGGCATCCGAGGTAACCTGCGCGCTTCCCCCACCACTTCGCGACAGCTGCCTGACAGAGATCAATGTGGCCGGGCCCTCGAAGTCTTCATCAACTTCGCTGTCGTCAACGACGATCAAGCCGGTGCCGATGTCGGTGCGGAAGCCAGCACTCTCCCGGATCAGCTCCACGCGGCCGCGCAGGAACTCGACCAGCTGCCAGGACAGCGGCTCGGCCAGGTCAACCACGGTTCACCAGCCACCGGCTGCGGGAGCCGTCGTCGCTGAGCTTCTTGCTGTTCACGAACACCTCCACGCCAAGCCCGCTCCCTGCTACTCCCACTTCCAGGCGGTCGCCCTGCTCTGGCTCAACGTCAGCACGCAGGTAAGAGATCTCGACCCGCCCGGCAACGAACTGACGAAGCTCTCCGATGGTCTCAACGTCACGGGCGATGTAGACGCGGACGTTTGCCGTCACCGCACCGTCCTTCTTCGCTGTATGCGTACCAATCGATGCCATGCCGGCAACGGTGAAAGCTGCATGCAGGGAAGCATCCAGATCCCGCAGGAACTCGACTTCGTTCACTTTGAACCTCCCGTGCAGAGCAGCGCGTATGCCTGCAGCGCCCTCACCTGTGCGTCGCACTGGGCTGCGGCGCCAATAGCTCTGCCCGCACTCTCAATTCGGTCGTCGGCTCGACCATCAGGCTGGCTGGCGGCAGCGGCGGCTGCGGACAGCGCGGCGGTGGCGACGACCGCTTGCCAGCGCTGGTGCAAGCGCTGATTGCCAGCGCGGAGATCAGCAACAAGGCGATCAGAGTCTTTCTGTGCATCGTCCTTTTCCTTTTCATATGTGGCAGCCAGGCGATTGGCTGCTTGAGCACTTGCACGCTCCAGCGCCAGTACAGCGTTTGCATCAGCCAGTGCTGCCGCAGCGGCGTCACGCTCATCACGAGCTTTGTCTCGGGCAGCCGAGGCGATGTCGGCAGCTCGGTGCGCTTGGGCAACCGAACCCCTTTGCCAGATGACCAGGGCACTCAAGCCAAGCAGCAGCGCCAGAAGCACCCGATTCATGACACAGGCTCCTCGACAGGCGGGACGACTACTCCCAACTGCTTCAGAGCTGACTCCAGCGAGATGACGCGAAGCCTCAACCGATGAGCGTCCTCCTGCGCCTTCATGCGCAAGCGAACCTCCTCGTTGTACTGCTTCACCACCTCCGCCTGGGAGGTCTCCAGGGACTTCACCCGCTCAACGAGCCCGTTGAGCAGATCCACATTGGCATCGGTTTCGGTGCGCTCTTTCCGGCGCGCCAGAATGGCGCCCCACGTCTCCCTGAGCAGCCACAGCGCGACTGCGCTGGCAGCCAGCCACCAAGGAGCGCCGCTTCCTTCGACTCCCCCGATCACTTGAGCGCCTCGGCGATGCCTGCCGCAACCACGTCATTGTTCCAGTACATGCCACCGTTCTCATGCTTTGCGATGGCGGTCGCGAGGCGCCCCAATGTCACCGGGTTGTCCAGGCGAATGACTTCGGACGGCGACACACCTACTGCAGTGGCAACCTGCTGGACGTAGGCACCGGTGTCGTTCTCCACAGGGGGGGCCCAGCGACCGATGATCTCCTTCACCGTGCGCAGGCCGTGCTTGCGCTGGTAGGTCAGAAGGGTCTTCCCCAAAGCACGGAACCCGGCCTGCGGAGTCAGGAACACGCAGAAGCGCTGCTCGCGGGCGATAGCGGCGACGGAACGATCCTCACCTTGCCACGGCGTGCTGGTACGGTCGATGTTGCCAGGATTGTTGTTGCGTACGCCGCGCGGCGTGCTGGTGGTGCCCATGCGATTCCCCGTTGTCGCTTTGGAAGAACCGGCACCGCTCACGCCTCCTTGGCATTTCTGAGCGGTGCTGGTCTGTTCGGTTACGCCTTTGTGGCGTTGCCCGGCGAGAGCCGCACCTCGGCCGTCGCCTGACCGGCGGAGCCGGCAGCCCAGGCAAACGCCGCACCAGTGATGTCGCCGGCAGCAGCTGTCGCAGCGCTTCCGTCGAATGCCTTGGCGCTTGCGCTCCACAAGAGTTTTTCACCCTGTTCGAAGACTGCCGTCTGCACCTTCGGCAACGTGAACACGCCGCCCAGGGCCACGCTACCGGTTGCACCGACCGCGATGTTGACCAGGGCAACCCCCAGCTGATGACCGACGACAACCGCCTGACCCGATGCAACCTGCTGTTCGGTGGTGTTGGTCCAGGGGATCACGTCCCCATCGGATACGAAGTTCTGTGCCATGTCTCAGTGCTCCAGTTGGGGATCAGCCGCAGCGCTGCACGCCGCGATAGTCGAGGGCAGCGATGCCGAAGTCGAGGCGAGCCTTCCAGCGCACACCGTCGACGGTGAATCCTTCCTCGTAGTCCAGGAAGGGCTCGGTGATCCCATCGAGGAATGCGACCTCGATGGCCGGGCAGTCGTTCGGATCGGCGAACAGGTACCACTTGTCGTCCTTGATGCGCGCGGTGTCGACGATGTCGCGGAAGAGACCCTGCACCGCGTTCGGGCGCTGGAGCTTCCCCTCAGCGTCCGGGTCGTACTCGGCCTTGTTGGTGACACGCGCGGCACTGCCGTACTTGGTCGGACCGAGCCAGAGTGCCGGCGACAGATCCAGCACATCATTCCCGCCCACGTCCTTCTGCTGGGCCAGTTGGACGCGCATCGCGTCGACCGAGGCGACGCTCGGCACTGCTGCCGCCAGGATGTTGCCGTGGTCGGCGTGGAACAGCGTCTTGTTGGAATCCAGCTTCGGATTGCTAGCGAGGAACGCATACGCGTCGGCCTCAATGGTCCGCTTTGCGGCACGACCGAAGGCGGTCGCCAAGCCGAGGAACGCACCCAGGTCGTCGTTGATGATCGCCTGACGCGTCAGGTTGATGGTGTTGCCCTTGGTGCCAGCGGTGATCGTTGCTTTCTCGCCGTCCGGGATCTTCTTGTTCTTGAACTCGCCAGACTCGGTCAGCTTGTCCAGGTTGCCAATGCTGCCCACGCGATAGCGCGAATGCTCGCGGAAATCACTGACGGTGCCGGTGACGCACCAGCGGGACCAGGTGTCCGGCGCAACCGCGTAGGCCGCCTGCAGCGCCTTGTGCATCGTGCTTTCGAGCAGCACCGGGAAGTCACTACCGCTCTGCGTGAACGCGCGGCCGACCAGCTCCAGTTTCGCCATGCCATCGGTGCGTACACCGCAGCGCTCCAGGCTACGACGAGCCAGATCCATCAGGGTCAGGCCGCGCACTGGATTGTCACCGGTGAGCGCGAAGATCCGCTTGGTTGCGGGATCGATAACCTGGGCTCGGTGCAGCAGCGCGTGCGTCACAGCGGAGCGGTGCAGATCCTGCTCGTCCTCGGTGACGCTGATGCGGTTGATGTTGCCGCCAGCAGCAGCGTCGCGCTGCTCCAACGTGGTCAAGATCAGGCCACGCACGTGGTCGACCGAGTGACCAGCGCGAATCCAGCCAGCTGCATGCTCGGTCTGGCCGTGGCGGGTTGCCAGCTCCACGATGTCGGCTGCGCGCGTGTCACCTTGCGGAGCCTGAGCTGCGGCCGGCGCTACCGGAGCCGGGGTGTTGTTGATGGGTTCCTGCTGGACCGCCGATTCGGCGGCGCGGGCGGCGGGCTGAGGCATGGTGTGCTCCTGCGACGATGCGCTACGGGTGAATACACAGGGGGTCCCCTGTGCGGGTTGATTGCTGCGGGTACCTGCTGCCGGGTCGGCCGGCACAGTGACGAAGCTGATCTCGCTCGGCGTCCACTCCACTGCGCGGTAGATCGGCAAATCACCGGGGTTGACCGCGCGCTCGATCTCATAGCGCTGCACGGTGTAACCAACCGAGATATTGCGAATGATTCCTGCACCGATATCGGCGATTACGCCGGCCAACTCCTCGCGACCGGAGAGACGGATAAGGGCGTGGCCTGCACCATTGGAGAGCCAAGCGCGATCAACCACTCCCATCTGTGAGCCGATGCCCCAGGTGTTATGGCTGTCCAGGACCGGTGCAGCGCCAGACGACAGACGCTCCATGTTGCAGGCAGCCTCATCAACGACCAGCTCCTCCCAGTAGTACGTGTCGTTCCACCAGTCATAGCGGCGCACTCGGGTACCGGCGGTCCACTGGAGTTCGATTGTGCGTGCCTCGCTATCGAAGCTGGTCGGCTGCAGCTCAGCCTCACGCAACTGCGGGGGCATGAGGCGTGTCGTACCGTCCTGCGTCAAAGCCTGGATTGGCTGGGGCATGGTCATTCCTCGTTGGTTGTTGAGGCGTCGACCAGGCCGGTCCGGGCGCCACTGGATTGAAGGAAAGTCATCAGACCGAGGGCGCCGGTCTCTTTCATCCGCTTGAAGTCCTTGCCCATCTCGACATAGACCGCATCCGGGTCGTAGCCACGCCGACGCAGCGCTTCACTGGGTGAGTTGAGACCGGCGCCCATCGCTGCGATTTCCGACTCGATGTCCTGCTTGGGGTTGACGTAGTCCCAGCGCGGCGTGCTCCAGTCGGCAGTGCTTCCCGTGGAACGCACCCCACCGCCAAGCGCAGCTGCTTCGTCAAACCAGCGCCAGATTGGCTTACACATCTGCGGGACTAGCACCAGCCACTGCATCTGCTCGCAATCACGACGGAACTCCATCTGCCGGATGCGGGCACTGGAGAAGTTCACCTCACGCATATCACCGGTGGCCGACTCGTACGGGACACCGATGCCGGCAGTAATGATGTGCGCGTTAAACTTGCAATATTCGACGTAGCCCCCTGCCGGCTTTGGCTCGACAGTCTGGAAGGCTGTGGCACCAGTGATGTGGGTGACGCCACCGCTGGGCAGTGGCCCAAGGTCGGTGACCTGGTCGCGATCTGAGCCGAGCTGCGAAGGGCCGTCATCGTCCGCGTTGGACATCGAGTCGATGTCGCCACTAACGATCACACCAAGCCGCGCTTCCAGATTCTTCCGCGCCAGCTCGGCGTCTTCGTACAGCATCAGGTCGCGCACTCGCGCGATCACCGGGGCGAAGCGAGTAATGCCGCGTCCCTGCCCGGGGCGGACGGGGTTGTAGAGGTGGATGATGTCGGATGCCGGCACCAACGAACTGCTCAAGCGTACAGAGCCACGCACAGCCTCACCGGGATGCGCTCCGAACAACCAGTAGCCGCGAATCCGACCGATCGCGTCGTACTCAATGCCGTTGATGATCTGACCACCGCCCGACGCAGACCCGTTCTTGTTCCCGTCCAGCCAGTCGATCTCCAGTACCTGAAGCTGCAGCGGGACTGCGAGACCGTCCGACTGACGCCTGGTGCGGCGGCGAATCATGACCTCACCGTCCTGCTCCATCGCGCGATACGCTGTAGCCATGAGGCCGTAGATGTCCGACTTTCCATCAGCGTCCGCCACATCAGCCCAGCGGCCCCACAGGATGTCCAGCGCGGAAGCGTTTGGGCCTTCGGCCTTGGGAGTAATGCCGGTCCCGATCGTTGCGCTCACCAGCACCTGGAGGGACCGCGCGCAGTACGGAACGTTCTGCACCAGCGCCCGAGCGCGGTTGCGCAGCTCGCGGGCGTCTGCCAGGTGATCGGTGTTCGCGCTGGCCCCCGCCCTACGAACACGCCAACCGTCAGTGCGCGAGGCGCCCTCGTAGGCACGCACCGCATCCAGCGTTGCCCTGGCGCGGTGACGCTTCAGGGCTGCCTGCGGAGAAATGGCGCCGATGACCCTGTCCAGCAGCGAGGCCGCCATGTCAGAAGCCCCTCAGCGTCGTGAAGCGGTAGCGGCGTGTGGCCGACTTCCGTCGGCCAGCCGTCGTGACGGCAACCTCAGCTTCCATGCGGTCCAATGCCGTCAACATGGCTTCGACGGACTGATACGTGATCTGACGATCACCATGCCGAACGGACAACTGACCGCTGGCGATGGCGGCCTTCAGCCTCTGCACATCGTCTTTGGTCCAGCTCATCAGTGAGGCATCCGCGAGATCATGGATGCCAGTTTCCTGATCAAGTGCGGGTGAGTCTCGGGGAACTCACCCGCACCCCCTACTCATTGGCGCAAGGCTCATCAAGCAAGCGGTACAGCGTCCGTCTGTCAATCCTGAACCTCCTGCACAGCGACCGTACAGACTCCTGTTCCTGCATCCCTTTTCGGATCTCATCCACAGGGTAGGCACTGATCTGCATGCTGGCAGGGATGTACAGGTCCTGTGCTGGGTACTCCTCGACAAGGTAGGCCACCACGGCCTCCACTACGCTGCGTATATCGTCGCTGTCACATCGCAGGCGCAGCGCGGCGCCGACCGCGAGCTCCTCCGTCAGCTCACTGATTCGTACCTTGTTTCGGACCGTGTTCCTGCTCACCACTGCCTCCCCGTGCTGCGAGGCTGCGCGGGACGTTGCCGGCGAGGCAAGCTCGATGTTTCACGGGAATCGGCACGCGCGGCGTCGTCAGCCACTTCGGCGGGCGTTTCGCGTGGAACGTTCACGCTAGAAGGGCCGGCGAGCCTCTGTTCCAGCAAATCCCAATCCGCACGCGTGAAGCGGTTGATTCGAACCTCTGGGTGATGGGTCGCAGCGTAGGCATAGACCCATGTGTCCAAAGGCTCATTTCGAGTCACTTTCTTCTCAAAGCGATTCTTCACAGGGTTGTAGACCTCAGACACCAGGCCCGGGAAGAACTCTTCCGGCAACTGGTCGCTGAGGTGGACCATCCGATTCTCGGGCTTGCGCTCTGCATCAGCCGAGAGGCGGCTGTAGAGGTAGTGCTTGGCCGCAACGGTACCCACGTGGTTGATGGTGATGCCGCGCTTGTCAGTCTTGCCCTTCCAGGTGACGTCAGCCAGCTTGCCCTTGGACAGCACGGGAGCGTTGTTGGGTACAGCACCAAAGATGCACATTGGTCGGGTGATGCGCCGCTGACGGACGTAGTTCTTGACGGCCTCGGTGCGGTGGCCACCAGCGTCGATGGCCACTGCCATCGGCCGGAGCAGCGCGCCATCTTCGCGCTCGATTGCGCGGTTGAGCAAATCGGTCAGGGCTACCCACACCGCTTCCTCGGCTGGATCACCCTGCAGCTCCACATAGTCCAGCGTCCATGCGGTCATACCCCGTCCCCAGCCGACGACGTGAACAGCAAGACGGTTGTCCTGCGTATCCACACCTACGGTGATAGCCAGCACACCTTGCGGAGCCGAGCGAAGCGCATAGGGCTCGGCACGATCTCTGATGACGTTGTGCTTCACTGCCCGCATTGCCGGGTCTTCCCACGTCTCGGCCAGGCGATCATTGACGAAGGTCTTTAGGGAAGCTGGATCGCCCTGCGCCTCCAGCCATTCCTTCACCAGGTCCAACCAGCGCGGCCCCAGGCCGAACTGGTAATAGAGGCAGTTGATGGTGTAGCCGCGAATGGGCGAGTCAGGGTTGGCCGCGACCCAGCGCCCGTTGGCGATCATCTCGGTCTTAAAGTGTTCCTCGATGGCGACGCCGCACTCGCAGCACGCATACCATGCGTGGCTCTTGTCGGGCGACCACACCAGCCCACTCCACTGCAGCGCCTGAAAATGGCCGCAGTGGGGGCACGGCACGTGATACCGGCGCTGATCGCTCTTGTCGTACAGTTTGGCAATGCGGCTGAGCCCGGCGATGCCAGGCGTGCTGATGTACTGCCGCTTGTAGGTCGTCGGGAAGGACGACGTGCGGCCGTCCAGCATCTTCACAGGATCGTCGCCCGTGGAGAGCTGCTGCGGAGCCTCATCGATCTCATCCACCTGCAGGTACTTCACCGTCGATGACTTCAGGCGCTGCGGGCTGCCCATGTGCTCCACGAACAGCTGGCCGCCTGCGAAGTCCTTGAACGTGCGCTGGTTGGCGCTGTCGCGGCTGGCAGTGCTGGTCAGTGCCTTCTTGACCGCTGCGCACACCTCGATCATCGGGTTGAGTTTCTGGGCGATCCACTTGTTCATGGACACCTCACCCGGTAGCGCGTACATCATCGGGCCTGGCGCATAGTCCATCCAGTAGGCCATGGCATTAGTCGCCAGCTGGCTCTTGCCGAACTGGATCGGGAACATGCAGACCTGGTCATGTACCGGGCTGCGGGCGGACATGTTGTCCATCGGCTCCCTCAGCGGCGGATTCCGATCCGTCACCCACCGGCCAGGCTTGTTGCCGCTCTTGGTGGACAAGCGCATGTGCTCATCGCACCACTGAGACACGCTCATCGGCCGCCGCGGCTGCAGCGAGCGCGCCAGCACCGACGCCAGGCAGCTCTGTGCCTCCATCATTCCGCAGCCTCCGCCGCCTTGGCCGCCAGCGTTCGGAAGCCCTGGCTCAGCTCCTCCAAGGCATGGCTCACCTCATCCCAGACCAGGCGCCGGCAACCGGCCTCATCCAGCGTTGCCGCGAGCTGTGGCGCCAGCGTGTCGGCCAGACGTTCCATCGCACCCCGGAACGTCGTTGCATGCTCAGCGAGGAAAGCCTCCACGTCTGCGCGGGGCAGCAGCAGCCCCAGCTCCTTCTGCAGCGCGATGTGGGCCATGTGCGCGTCGGTCTCGGCCTTGTCAGCCAGCGCCTTGGCCTTGCGCGCGGAATCCGGTGTTTGTGGGCGGCCGAGGCGCGATGGCCTGGCATCGTCGTCGCCACCGTCCTCTTCATCGTCGTCGATGTCGGCGTCGAGGGCATTTGCACCCTCCATGCTCCCCACCAGCGTGCTGCCACGCTCATCTGCGTGGCGCTGGGCTACGCCGGCATAGACCGGATCAGCGGTGCGAGCGTAGAGCTCCAGGGAGGCGTTCTTCAGGAATCCCTTCCCGCCAGCACCCACCACCACCCTTCCCTTCTTCCTGAGCTCGACCACGTAGGACGGCTTGCAGCCGATCAGGGAGGCCAGCTCTTTCCCAGTGATCGTCACGTCATCCTCAGCCATTGCTACCCCCTACTCCATTTCCTTCGAAGACCGTTAAAACGGAAAATTGCGCGCGCGCGAGCATGTGCGGGCTGTGCGGCGGCGTGTGCGGGACACGACGAGCGCCAGATTCCTGTGACACAAGGCGTGTGCGGCGTGTGCGGGATGTGCGGCCACCTACATACGCACGCGAGGCGCATCCTGATGTGGCAGTTGGATACCCGTTCGCGCCCGCGCACGCCCATGTAGGCCGATGCCCGCACGTCCCGCACGCGCCCACTGCTGCAAGCGATTCACAGCAATTCAGTGCCCGCACATCTGCCCGCACATCCCGCACACACCGCACATTGATGGGCATAGGGATCACGCGCGCCCCTTGTAGTCGGAGAACATGCGACGGAACGACACGACCTGGTCACCCAGCCATGCCGCCTCTGTCTTGCCGTCTGGCACGGTGCAGTTGCCGAGCATCAGGAAGCCGTGAGGCCCGTTCACGCTCTGCTCGATCTGGTAGCGCTTCCGCGCTCTGTCCGGGTGGATGATCTGGCGCTTGCGCACCAGCGCATTGATGAACTTTGGCGAAGGTGCCGGGCGCGGCAAGCCCTCACGCGCGCACCAGGCCTTGTAGACCTCGTACCACTCTTTCGACAGCGCTGGCATGGGCTTTAACCCCGGGATGTCATCGCCGTAGAGCTCATCCAGGAATCGCTGCGGGCTATCCTGGCTCAGGCCAATCAGCTCCTCTTTCGCCTGGGTCATCGGCGGGTTGGTGCCATTGGTGAAGCCGGTCAGATCCACCTGCAACAAGTAGTGGTGCAGCGCAGCCGTGGCGCCATTGCGGATTTCGGCCAGCACCTCGGTGTAGAACTCTTGACTGAGCTTGTCCGGCGTCCAGATCACTGCGTGGCGCCGGTCATCCTCCTCCAGCACGACAGGCATCGCCTCGTTGGAGAGGAACACCAGGTTCGCGTGGTTGTCCTCCTCGTAGGCCTGGATGTTCTTCGGGTTGATGCGGATGCGGTCGCCAGTGATCAGCGCCTTGAGCTTGTTCTTGAGGTGGTACACCTCGGTGCGTGCAACTACCTCATCGGCCAACAGGAACAGCTTACGGCTTGCCCAGTCATTGAACTTGTCTTCCAGCGCCGCCTGGTCAAGCACGCGACCGTAGTCACCGTAGAGCTTCATGTACTCATCGAAGAACATGTTCTTACCGGTACCCTGCGGACCATGAATGACGATGGTCGATTTCATCTTGGCGCCAGGATGCTGCAGCGGGTACGCAAGCCACTTGACCACCCAGTCGTACAGCGCCTTCTGGTTGGCCTCGTTTCCGCACATGTGCCAGAGCAGCTGCAACAGCCGGTCGCAGTTGCCCTCCTGCGGTACGGTCGGCCACCCGGCGAAGAGATTGCATGTCACCCCAGGTTTCTCGCACGACGGGTCAAAGTCCACTTCCCGCACACGTACGATGGACCGATCCGAGTGCTCCATCCACGCCCGATGCAGTTCCTTGCGCACGCAGGCATCGCGCATGTCGCCCAGGGCAACCAGCATGTGTTCTTTGTGGTCGAACACCGTGCCGCCTTGCCCATAGACCAGCGCGAAGCGCTCGAGCAGCTCGGTTAGCGAATGGATGGGGGCCAAGCGATCATTCCCCTCGCCCCCGTCGTTGGTGATGGAAGGCGCGCGTTTTTCTGCAGGCACCCGCCATGAAAGCTCCGTGAGACGGGCTTCGACCTGCGCCCGCACGACATGCAGGCCCTCTTGTGCGTGCAGATCGTTGAAGTCGCTGACCTTACGGCCGTTGTCGATGAAGCGATCACGCCTGGCCGTCTCGTCGGCGAAGACCGGGTGCAGCACCGCGCCGCCCACGTCTAGCGCAGCGGCCTCTGCACCGAGCCGGCCGGCATTCGACGCGCCATGCGGCTGCGCGCACGATGGGCAGAACTGCGGATGGTCGGCCAGCACCAGGCGACTCTTGCAGTGCCTGCACTTCTGCAGTACGTCGTCGTCGGCGCACAGCAGCATCTTGATGCTGCGATAGCGCTTCGCCAAGGCCGATGCGACGGCCAGCATGTTGCCAGCATCGAAAGCCACGGCAACCGGGTACCCCGTCGCCATGTGCAGCGTGGCCGCAGTGGCATAGCCCTCGGCCACCAGCAAGATCCACTGCGGGCTTCCGCCGATCAGGTGGAAGTGGCCCTTCTTGACCATGCCTGCCGGCCAGTATTCCTTGGCCGGCTTGCGCCCTGCGGCCGCCAGCTTGGCGCTGCGCAGTACCTGCAGGCCATGCACTTGGCCATTGACGTCCAGCAGCGGGACAAGTGCGGCACCCGTGGTGCCATAGCGCAGGCCGAAGCCCTGCACGCCCTTGCTGACCAGGTAGTCAGCATCGCCGACTGCATTCGCCTTGGCCCAGGCCGACGACGCCCGCTCGGCCGCACGCTTCGCTTGGGTCTGCCGGGCGGACTCCGCCTTGCGACGATCCTCGGCCAGGCGGTTGCGCAGCGCTTCGCGCTGTTCATCGGAGAAGGTCTTGTCGCGCTTACGCAGATCGACCTTGGTCGCGCCGTTTTCGTTGCCGTGCCAGACGCCGTAGGTGCCGACGACCAGCACTTCGCCGGCCGAGGTGTTCAGTTCGTGGAGCGCGTACCAGCCCCGGCGCTCGCGTGAACCTTCGACGCGGCACCGGACCATGCGCCCGGTGGTGTCCAGTTCGGTGACCAGCAGGCCGGCAGACTGCAGCTGCTGCAGCACATCCCCATAGTTTTCAGACATTCAGTAGTTTCCCGAGCCGCTATCTACCCAGGAAATGCGCGTCTGATTACCCGCGTCCGAAGTGCCCAAGAAGGACCCATCGCTGGTATCGAGAATCGCTCTCGATTCCAGGGCGGATTCAGTAGAGTGGGCAGCACGCGGCCTTTCACAAGCCACCCGGGGGGATGGGGCCGATTCAATGCTTGCTTGATACATCTGGGTTCCCCAAAGGCAGGCAGTGCTGCCGGTTGTCTTGCTGCTCTTGTCGCCGGCGGATGCGCTCCCGCTCCGCCAATGCTTCGTCGCCCACCAAACCTGGCACCGCATCAGTCAACGCGAGTGCTGCAAGCTCCATTGCTTGCCGCGCGGAAGCGCTGGCTGGGCCACGCCATCGATACTTAGATCGAGGGGCGTGATGAATCGCCACGTCAATCCTCAGCTCCCTGCAAACCAGCAGCCCGGCATGCGTTGCGCTCCAGGCGGAAGCAAAGCGTGCGTACCTCGCGGGAAAGGTCTTGGATGCGATCAGCTTCGGGGACGGTCAGGCGTCGATCGGCGAGCGCATCAATACCGGCGCCTGCCAATTGCCCCGTCAGTTTGTGCAGTTCCAGCAGCTTCGCTTGGATTGCGGCCAACTCGTCCGGCCAACCAGCGAGAGGTGGTGCGGGCACATAGTCGACCATCAGGCCGAACTGAGCGGCCAGTGAGCAGACCCAGTCGGTAGCCATTGCCTGGGTCCCCACAAATCGCTGCAGGTACTCGGTTAGGATCTCGGCCATCTCCATGGAGACGGACTCGCCCTCGATTCCTCGCAGCTTCTTCCGAAGCGTCTCAGTGCTGATGGACTTTCCACGGCGTTTGCTTATGTGTGCAGCCGCGTCTTGCACGCCACCTGGCGCGCACGAGACCGCATTGTTCAACGCATCCCGCCAGTGAAGATCAGAGCGAAGGCAGGTCATGCGCTATCCCCCTGAAATGCCGCGCATTTCATCGTTCCGCGCTGGGCAGTGCGGCGATCAACATTGCTGCCATGCCAGAGATCATCACGTTCCCTCAGCGCATGCGCTTTCAGGCCATCCGATCCTTCAACGTTTGCACCGGAGCAGGCGGGGTTGTTGCGATCCTGTGGGCGCCGCTGCACTCCCAGCGCAAGAACGGCAATTATCGCCAGGAGGACCACCATCACCCCGCTCTTGCGGATCTGCTGCCGGGTCCGGAACAGGCGGTAGCGCTGGTGGCCGCGCACCCAGCCATAGCGAGCTATGGAGAGGACTAGCGCTGGGTCACGGGCTGGCACTGGACACCCCCAGCGAGCCGCTGACGCTCTTGAAATAGCCGACGATGGCGCCACGAGCGTCACGCTCCCAGCGCACGTCCGGTATCAGCTCGTCGGCAGTCACTTTGCCCCCGAGGGCATCGGCTCGCTTCGCGGCGTCCTGGTTCTCGGCCATCGCCGAAGCGACCGCCCTCTCGATGGCAATCGCCACCTCCTCGGTCACACCGTTCTTTCGCCAGTGATAGACGTAGCCAGTCGCGGGCTTGCCGGTCACACGCCGCGCCAGGTCACTCTGGGTTCCACAGATCGCGATAGCCCGTTGCAGAGGGGTCATGAGATGCCCGTTCACAAGAATTCTTGCGATAAACTAGCGCAATCTTTCTTGCGAATCAACAGTGCAAGATTGCTTGCATGTTGATCGGTGAAATCACACGGGGCCTGATGGAGGCCCACGGGCTTGGCGTTGAGGCTCTGGCAGCCCGCGTCCGCGCTGCGGGCGCGCCCAACGTGAAGTACCAGCATATCCAGCAGCTGCTCGACACGCCGACACGCCGCCCCAGGTACCTGGTGGAGCTGGCACGCGCGTTCGGCATGTCGGTCGAGCAGTTCCTTGGCTGGCACAAGGATGAGCCGCTGAATGCGCTCTCAACACCCCGCGCTGCGCAGTCTCAAACCGTGCAACTCGACGCCCCTACGCTTGCCGCGTCGTACCAACTTGTCCGCCTCGCCTGTCTCGCTCTTGGCTCGCCGTTCGATCCAGAGGATGCCAGCGACGCCTCGATTGTCATCTTGGCTCACAGCTATCTGACCGCCCGTCAGGAGAAGACAGTCACGCCGGACAACGTGGTCGACTTTACCGCGCACCTGCGGAAGCGCCAGATTTCAAAGGGGGTTGATCATGAAGGAAGCGGCAGCACTGGAAGCTCTCGCGCAGGCACTCGCTAACAAGGTCCGGCAGCAAGCACGGCCGCCCGACGCAAGATGCCTGCGCCAGTGCCACGCAAATGAGCCAAGCGACGCTACGGCCTTTGCATACATTCGACGGATTCGCATGCTTTGCGACGCATTCCAGCTCGCCTGGCTTGTCGACCAGCACCTGGTTCTGAGACAGCGCCTTAGCGACCTATCAACGACAGAGCTGCGCGCATTGCTCTGCGAAATGGAAGAAGCAAGGGAAGCCATCATGGAGGGCTTCCCACTCGAACAAACCGGGCTCATCAAGAACATGGCCGCAGTTTTGCCGCGCCCTTGATTGCTGCTCTTACGGCTTAAGCCCGTCACGCTCGCGAATGAAGTCCTGCAGCGTCTGCGGCTCACCATCATCTCTGGACGTGGCTACTCCTGCCACGTCCTCCGGTTCAATGCCTTGATCTCGCAGAAGCTGCCTCGCGAGCAATCGGTTGTTCCTGCGCTGCTCCTCAATGAGCACCCGCAAAAGAGGTTTGATGCCGAACACGGCCAAGGGCATAAGTAGCCCCATGACGGCCAAAGCAAGCACGGCCAGCGCCACGAGCCACACGCCCAGAGCACCCAGCGTGCTGAAGAACACTTCCATACACCTCCCCTCCCTCCTTAGACGGTCCGGAGGTTAGCACCCGTTACCCCATTCAGCTTCGGCCGAAGGAGCCCGAAAGTTGGGGGGTCAGGGCGAGATTGCGCTCATGCGCAAGTTTGCTTGTTGACGACCACGCAAGTTTGTTTGTAGAGTCCGCCCTGCCAGCTGTGCAGCTGGCGGGCGACCGGCGGGTCGCCACCCTGCCGGCCTGTCCCCTGACCGGCAGCAGCCGCCCCCTCGGCACCTGACCCGCCGGCGCCCTCCTTCGAACAGGAGCGCGCCATGTCCCATCGCTACGCCGATCCAAGCCCCTGCCTGCTGCCGCTGTTGGCCGTGAAGGCCCTGCGGGCGGTGGCAGCACGTGATCACAGCACCGCCCGGACCCTCTGGGTTCGCAGCAAGGGCGAACACAGCCGCAACCAGGTGCGCCGCTCCCGGCGCATGGGCGTTGCCAGCCTCCGCCTGGAAGCCTGCTCGCGCGACATGTCGGCCGAGGTGCGGGCATGAGCGCGCGAACTGCAAGCGCGATCTGGCGCCGTCTCGACCGCTTGGCGTTCAGCCAGCTCTGCGCAGAGGCCGCACGTTTGGCTGTCGAGAATGAGCGCCTCCGGGAACAGCTGTGGCGAGCAGAAGACGCCGCTCAATTCTGGCAAGAGGACGCACTCGACCTGCAGCAGGCCCTGTGCGACGCAACGGGCGGGCGTCCTGGAATCACCCGCGACGGCACCCTTGTCGTCGTGCAGGCAGGTGCCGCATGAGCCGGCGCCTCCGCCTCGCATGGGCCGCCGTAGCGCTCTTGGCCGCCGTTGTCGTACCGCTGCGCATCGTCGAGATCCACCAGGCGCACAGCGACCGCGATGCGGCCAAGGCACGCTGGGCGATGAGCACTTCGGTGAGGGGCTGACCATGCGCCAGATCGCTCGCCCGCTTCCAGACTCAGTCCCCCTGTGCGCACCCGGCCATCGACCGCAAATCGTCGTGACCGAAGGCGCTCCAACCGGACACCGCCTAGGCGCGCCTTGCCCACCACTGCTGCACATCGAGTGCCATCGGTGTGGCCTCGCCACCCGGCCGGTACCGATGGAAAAGGCCGCGTTGGCCGAGCTGCGCTGGACCGATCCGAGCCTTGCTCACCTGCGCATCCCGATCTCCCTGCTCGCCCGACATCGCGGCGAGGTCCTGGCCGAGATCGCTGCCGCTTCCTCTTCCACGCCTATCGCTGCCTGACCAGGAGAACTGCCCATGGCCGCTCCACTGAAGCCGAAGGAAAAAGCCGCGTTGCTCGCAGCGCATGGCGCTTCGGATCACACACTCCACCGTACCGCCAACGGGTTTGCGCCCCGCAACCGACCCGAGAAGCTGTTCACGCGTCGCGTCATGAACTGGCTGGATGAGCGCGTGCTGATCCGGTACGACGACCCGCAGCTGCCGCGCAAGGCGACCCTGACCGATCTCGGCCTCGCTGCCGCAGAGGCCGAGATCGCCAAGGCACGCGACCTGGCGCTCACGGCATGAGCGCACAGCCAACACTGCCCGTCGAGCAGCCGTTCGCCACAGGCCACCGGGGCGAGTCGCTCGTGCTGATGGTGTGCCAAGGCTGGGTGTGGGCGGGCCTCTACACCGCCGCGCCGCGCGAGTCGCTCCTGAAGGTCGCCGCCAGCGCCAGCCGGAGCGTGGGGGTATCGCACCACTCGCTCACCCTCGGCGGCGTCACGTTTTCCCTCAACCGACTGGCCGCACTGGCCGCGCACCGCTGGCTCGACCGCCAGGGCGTGCGTGTTCGGTCGATCTCCCCCATCAACCGCGCTACGCGCCGCACGCGAGGAATCCCCGCATGAGCCGTTCTGTTGTGATCTACGGTCCGCATCTGTGCGGCAAAAACGCCAACGCGCAGGTGCTGCGCGAACACTTCGGCCTGCAGGCCGTGATTGAGGACTGGGATGGACACAGCAGCTATCCGCTGGATAACACGCTCGTACTGACCGAGAACCCCGACGCCGTCGCGGACAGATCGTCCAAGGTGATGCATCACGGCTGGGCTATGCGCGAACTGATCGCGGAGTCCCGAGCATGAGCGCACGCCCGCAGCAGATCGGCCGTGCCGCCGAAGTGCGCAACGTCCTCGCCATGTTCCCGCAGGGCGCCACGGTCGAGCAGATCAAGATCGCTGGCCGCATCAACAGCACGCACCAGGCTATCGGCTACACGCTGAAGCGGTTGGCGCGCAGCGGTGAGGCCATATGCCACCGCTCGGGCGTGCGCGGGATCTGGCGCCTCTCCAGCCACACGCAACATGCAATCGCCCCGCTGCCCGCGGCACCTGCCCGGGTGCAGCCGGCCAGCACGCCAGGTCCGCTTACAGGCGTCAGTGACGCGGCGACCACGATCCGACACCGGGAACTGGACCGGCAGCAGCTGGCCGACGACCTGGACGCATTCCTCGCAGCGGGCGGGCACATCGAGGTGCTTGGGCACACCCCACTTCGCCCGCTGATGAGCCGTCACGCCGCCAACCACGGCAGCTATGCGGAGCGCGTGGCAGCCCATGAAATCGACTGAGGCAACCATGAAAAGCGAATCGCACGCAGCTGCCGTAACGGAGCCCGGCAGGCCCGGCAGTAGCTATTCCGACGGCCCGGCATGGCATGCATTCGGCGTCAGCCGCGCCGCCTACCACGTAGTGCCGCGACGCACCCTGCAGTCGATGCCGGTCGAGTGGCAGGCGCGCTTTGTCGCGCTGATGCAGGAGGCACGTCAGGCGCTGCCTGATGAAGCATTCCCTGAGTACCAGGTGATTCGACTCAAGGACGGCAAGTACGCCAACGACCCCAACTGCCGGTACCGCCGCACGCCTCCGTTTCCCTGTCGCCCCGCCGACGAAGCGCATGCCGTCTGCAATGCACCGCTCGCCGGCGCCTTCGTCAACACCCTCACCCAATTCGATCAGGCACGCCGATGACCGAGAAACTCACCACTCTCCCCACGAACTGCCCCGTCCTGCGCGACGCATTCGAAACGATCAGTGCGATCGCGGTCGAGGCCGTGTGGCTGCCGAACCAGGCGAAGGCGATCACGCTCGCCCAGGCCCAGACCGCGCTGCGGGATCTGCACCACCGCCTGCCGCGCTTGCAGGATCTGCGCGTATTCGAAGCCGCCGTGACCGCCTATGTCTCGACTCTGCGCAGCAGCATGCAGGATGGCGACACGCCGCTCTGCGATACCACCCGTGCCCGGCTGGCGCAGGCGACCGAATTGCTGGAGCTGGTCAGGAATCAGACACGCACCGTGGTCGATCCAGCCGACCCGTGGCGCGGCCTGTACCACCCCAGTCGCCTCCCGGCGCGCAACGCCGACGGCGAGATCCCGTGCCATCCGGATGTGCCGATGTGGGCTGACGGTCGCGAGGTATCGCTGCGGCCGCTGTTCCTCGCGCAGGGCTTCGACCTGGTCGTGGTGGAGGGCGAATTCTCCGACGACGGTATCGGATCTGGTGTCTACAGCGCCGCGCAGGAGCTGCACGACTGGAACCCGGAGGCGCCCGGCGAGGACTGGCGGATTGCGTGGCTGGGAGAGACCGAGGACGGCTTCGCAGCCTGGTTCGTGCGACCGCTGGCAATCGCCGCAATGAACAGGCAGACCGCTGCCCCCTCCCGATCGGATGCAGCCTGATGGACCCCACGCTAAGCGAGCGACACCACCGGTACCGCGCTCGGGCCGGCAGGGCAAAGGCAGCGCTGTACGCACGCGTGGTCGAAGGCAAGAGCTACACCATGCGCCAGATCTCCGACGAGCTGGGCGTGTCTATGACGACCGCCGACACGCGGGTGAAGCGTGGTCCATATCCCCTCACTTGGGAATCGCTGCGCCTGGCGCGCCTTCCCGCGAACAGCAAGGACATGCCGGCATGAGCAACGACAAAAAGACCCTGGCTGACGCGCAGCCCGGTGGGAGGGTAAGGCTGGGGGATCGCCCGAAGGATGGCGAAGTCCTCGTGGAAGTCTCGGGCCTCACTGGCAGCGGCAAGAGCGCCATTGCTGGCGAGATCGAGATCCTGTGCAAGGCACTCGGATTAGATGCCGAGTGGGTCAACGGCGACGAAGAAAAGCGCCTGACCCACGCCGATTGGATCGGCGCGCTGGAAATGTACAAGCCCAAGGTGGTGATCGTGGAGCAGAACATTCCGCGTGCCGCTCTCTCCGCCCAGCACTCCTCGGGTGGTCAGGGGGGTGACAGCGATCTGCTGGCAGGTCTGAGAGCCGCTGAGGAGTACCTGTACTACGGGGACGCCAACCCGATCCATACCGAGTCCGTTCGCGCGGCGATCAATGCCCTCGCCGCCCGCCAGCCGGTGGGGGAGCCGGTGGACGAACCGAGCGGCAAGGGAAAGCGGAAGGTTAAGGCCGTCGTCAGCCAAGACGACCTGCACAAGATTCTCTACCTGATTCGCGACCTGAAAAACATTGGGAACAAGGTCTGGTTGAAGCACGACATCCACGCGGACGACTACCGCGCGGCGACGATTAACGATGCAGCTAAGGTCGCCAATGGGGCAATCGACCTGCTGACGCGCGCCTATTCCGCACTGTCTGGTGTGCGTGCCGAGGCGCGAGTGAGCCGCAGCGCCCCCGGTGATGCGTGGATCTATGCCGACCTGAACGAGCTTTCTCCGCACGACGTTGCGATCTTGCATGACATGCGGGATCACATGGCAGCGCGAACCATGTCGCTGAATGACTGGCACGCGTTCGGGCCGCCCGTGCTGAACCGCGTTCTGGCGCTGATGGACAACGACCATGCCCATCGGGACTCCGCCACGCCCGCGCAGGCCGTGGACCTGGAACGCTTCCGTGGCACGGTCAAATCCCAGTATTCCATGACTGAGTGGATGCACCGATGCGGATTTGTATCGGCAAAGAAGCTGGAAGAGAGCAAGAAGAACCATGACCACCTGATGGCCCTGATCGACAGCCAGGCGGTGGGCAATGGCTGACCATACGAACGCCGGCACACTGCCGGATGCCGAGCTGCAGATCCTTCGCCACGCCCTGGGTGTTGGCGAGGGCGGCTTGGAGCGCAGCTACCGCAGTCACTTCGTCACCGGCCCAGGCGGCACCGATCACCAGCACTGCATGGCGCTGGTCGAGCGTGGATTCATGGTCCGGCGCGCCGGCAATGCCCTCACCGGCGGCAGCGACCTGTTCAATGTCACCCAAGCGGGCCGCGCAGCGGTGCAGGAGCACCTTCCGCCGCCGCCGAAACTGACCCGGTCGCAGCAGCGCTACCAGCAGTTCCTGCGCTACGACGGTGGCGTGACGTTCGGCGAGTATCTGAGGGGCTGGCGATGAAAGCGATCACCATCGAGACGGCCGCGCCGATGGCTGGCCAGCTGCTCACCGCTGCACCGTGGCAAGGCCAACCTGTCATCGATCAGGACCTGGCATTCAAAATCGCCGACGGCATCGTTTCGCGGCGGCTCGCCAAGGGGTGGTCGCGTCAAACCATCCTATCCAGCATCGAGGCAGGCCCCACTCCATGCAGGCGTGCGTTCTACCTGATGCGCGGCGGCATCATCGCAGTCGCGCTCTTCCCGATGACGCAGTTGAGCGATATGACCGGTCGCGGAAACTGGTACTCAATCCGCGACTTGTTCCCGCCGCTTCCTGATCGCACTCATGCGGGTACTGAAGATCTGCGGCCGTTCCAGGTCGGTGACAAGGTATGGGCTTGGTACAAAGACGAGCCCAGGGCTGATTACGGTCAACCCGATCAGCGGGGCGACGACACCAACTGGAGTCGTTGCTTTCCGCTGTTTACCGTCAAGAGCGTGACTGGCCCACACCTCGAATCGGGAAGGTTCGCGGGTCGGCCGCACTACCAGGTGCAGCTCAGGTATCGCGAAGGGCCGCCCGCCGGTCACTACGACGCGGGCTACCACGACGTTTGCCCGATCAAAGGGCGAGCCTGGCAGATGCGCGGCGACGGCGACTACCTGCAGCTGGTGCAGCGTGCACCGCCTGCGGCAAAGCCTCGCCGCGCTCCGACGGCACCGGAATCCGCCCTGACACCGCCGCCAGCATTGCCGGCCCAGCCGGACCTGTTCGCATGATCGGAGAAGTCCTCCAGTTCCGTGACCTTCAAGAACTCTGCCAGCCCGGGAAGCGGCCGCGACTGGCAACGGTCGAGCGCTGGGCGCGCGATCGCCACATCCGCTTTCAGTACGACGCCTGCGGTGGAATCTGGACCACCACGACGGCATTGAACGAGGCACTGGGCCTCACTGCGCCCGCCAGCAATGGCGATACCTATTCAACCGACTTGCTCTAACGGAAACAGCCGAGAACATGGCACGCCCCCGCAAGGTTCCTTCGAACCTCCCCAAGCACATCGACTACGGCAAGGTGCCCCAAGGCGTCTACTGGGACGGTACCGGCCGTGGGCGATGGTATGTGCGCGATGCACATCCGGAGGGGCATGGGACGAAGTGCAAGACCGTGGCCGGCCCGGCAGCGCGTCTATCGGACCTGCACGCGATAGCAGAAGCGCGCGGGGGCGAGGCGCAAAGGGGTACCGTCGCCTACGTCATCGACCAGCACGCGAAGAGCCTCGCGTTCTCCCAGCTCGGCACGACCACTCAGCAGCACTATCGCGACTACGCGAAGGCAATCAAGGTGTTCCCACTGAAGAACGGGAGCAAACTCGGTGACGCCGTGGTGGACCGCCTGTCTCCAGGGTTCATCCGCCGACTGATCGACATCATTGCCCAAGGCCGGCCAAGCATAAAGCCAGGCGATGCAGCCATTCCCGGCTACCCGACCAAGGCGAACCACTGGCTCAGCTACCTGCGCCGCGTCTTTGGCTGGGCACGCGAGCACGACCATGTGACCACCAACCCCGCTGCCGGCATCAAGAAGGTCAAGGAGAAGCGCAATCACCGCATGCCTGAGCGCGATGTCTTCCGCCGAGTGCAGGACTACGCCCGCCACTGTAGCGAGCGCGGCGCACGCGAGAAAGGAGCGCTGCCGGTCTACCTATGGGCGGCCATGGAACTGGCCTACCAGGCACGTTTGCGCGGCATCGAAGTGCGCACGCTGACCGATCACCATGTGGAGGGCGAAGTTCTGCAGACCAACCGCCGCAAGGGCAGCCGCGACAACCTGGTGCGCAAAGGCGAGCAGACCGAGGTCGCGATCAAGGTCCTGCAGGATCGCCGCGCCGCCATCTGGGCCAAACGCGGCATCACTCATCTCAATGCACCGCTGTCTCCGAAGATGCGGCCATTGTTCGTCAGCGAGGATGGGGACATGCTCACCGCCCACGGCTGGCACACCACCTGGGGACGATTCATGCGCAACGCGGTGCGGGACGGAGTTATCACAGCAGAAGAGCGCTTTGCCCTACACGGGCTGAAGCACAGAGGCGTTACCGACACCAAGGGCAACAAGAAGGAAGCTAGCGGCCATGTCACCGACACCATGCTGCACATCTATGATCATTCGCTGCCAACGGTTGAAGAATCGGGCCAAGTCGCCAGCTCACCGCATGCTAATGAACCGAGGCCATAAAAAAATGACGGCCAAACCGGCCGTCGTTTCTTAATGCCTCTTGTGCTTCAGTGAACGCTGGCGGCCCAGCCTGGAACTTCGCTTGAGTGCGGGATCCCTCGTTCGCGGCGGCGAGTTGCGCGAATAGAGCTGGCCAATCGATTGTCACGATCAAAAAGCCATCGACCGTCAACATCGGTCAACCTCTCGGCCCCGGATCCTCGAATCGAAAGCACTGACACCAGCCGATCACGCACAAACTGCGCCTCCTCGGCCTCGCGCTGGAGCACCAAGAGCTGAGCCATCATTTGCTCAGCCTTCTTCTCATGAGCGCTCACAGCCAGTATGGCTTCCGAAACCCAAGAGATATCCGTGTCACTAGCTTCTTTCACTCGGGGATGCTCTTGAGCTTGGGCTTGGGCTTGCTCATCAGCCGCACCGCGCATTGCTCGCATTTCAGACAGCATTGCCTCGGACTTCACGACCGCATCACTGAGTTCCTTCAGCGTGCGTCGCTTGGCCTTACCACTGACATAGACAATGCCAACGGAAGCTAGAACCGTAATGCTGGATAGGATCGTGATGACCATAGGATCATGGTACTCGACGCGCGATGTCTCGCAACACCGCAATCTGTTCATCTTGGATGCGATCAATGGTCCGGTTAAGCGTCCGCAATTCAGGGGACCCGCCCCTCCACTCACGGATCTGCTTTAACAACTCATTAACAACAACCGCTGCGGAAACAAACGCGGAAGCGCCTTGCACCACCTCAGGCCAATTCATGCGCTGACCCCACGAATTGCCGCTAGCTCCTTCTCTACCTTTTCCGCAGCATGGAGCAAGCTATTCGCGACAGCACGGATCTCGCCACTGCTCATGTTTAAGCTAATCGACTGGTCGTTGTTCCCACCATCGAGATAGTTGATCGTCAGGCTCACCCCTGCGAACGGCTCACCATCCAGGTGGAAGGTGACCAGACTCTTTGTCTCGACACTCGCAATCGAATTACCGAAGGTAAATGCCTCTCGTTCGCGCTCTTCCGCGCGGAGCTGTGGTTCAGGCACCAGAATCTGAGCGAGGGCTGCACGATGGGCAGGATCAAAGTCCTTCTTACCTGCAAATTCGATCAGCTCATCCACGAAATCGTTAGCATCGCCCCCATCAGCAAGGCGAGCCGTAAGGAAGCGGAACATCACCGTCATCCGTTGAGCTTCCGCTTGAGTCGCGCTCAGCTTATCGGCGGCGTCCGTCAGGTTCTCGCCATAAAGCAACCCTTGGACGGCGTCGATTCCTGCTTTTTTCGCGGCGGGCCACGCATCGGGCCCGAGATCCAGAAATTTCTGAAGATCCTCTCGAAAATCCGGACTACGCCTCAAAGCCCCTTTTATGAACTGCGACTTCTTTTCCAT